TCTGGGGCAATCCGGCGAGGCATAGGGGATTCATTGGCGGTATCGGATCAGGCAAGACGCTAGCGGGCTGCGTAGAGGTTCTACGGCAGCCTGCGGGCACGTATGGCACTATCCTAGCACCAACGTACCCAATGCTGCGCGATGCAACGCAGCTCACGTTCTTCGACCTGTTCAGTCAGTACGTAGAAGAGCATAACAAGAGCGAAGGTGTGACAAAGCTCGTAAACGGGACTACGATCTTCTGGAGATCGGCAGACAAGCCCGATTCCCTGCGCGGCCCTAACCTAAACTGGTTTTGGCTAGACGAGGCGGACTATATGGACGGTGCTACATGGGATGTTATGCTAGGCCGTATCCGCCGCGATCCTACAAGGTGCTGGATAACCACATCGCCCAACGGAGATACCAACTGGGTATACGAGCGCATCTTCCGCAAGGCAAGGGCAGGCAATCCAGACTATTACGTAGTAACGGCAAAGACGCGCGACAATATCCACCTGCCTAGCGAGTACGTACGCAACCTAGAAGAGACGTATACGAGCGAGTTTGCACGGCAGGAATTGGAGGGCGAGTTCATCGGGCCAATGGGACGTATCATGCGTAAGGAGTGGCTGCAATACGCACTGCTACCAGACGAGGATATAACGTATGTTATCGGCGTAGACTTGGCAGTAGGTATGAAGTCCAATGCAGACGATCGCGCTATCGTGGTGGTAGGCAAGCGCGGTACAACCTATTACGTCGCTGATGTGGTGTTTGGCAAGTGGTCATTTAACGAGACTAAAGATAAGATTAAGCAGACTGCCTATAACTGGAATGCCGTCAGGGTGTGCGTCGAGAACGTAGCGTATCAAGAGGTTATGGTGCAACAGCTCCGAGCCGAGACGATGCTCAACATTCAGGGTGTCAATCCACGCGGTCGCAATAAGCTAACCCGCTTTCTACCCATCGCGGGCAAGTATGAGCATGGCTACATCAAGCATGTGAATAGCGTACCTTTGGAATTTACCGAGCAACTGCTTATGTTCGACGGCAAAGATGGGAAGCCCGACGATATGGTTGACGCTCTCATCTACGCTGTAAACGGACACGAATCAAACACTTACGTTTACGAGATATAGTGTTAATAGCTGATTACTTCCAGTCGCTTTTTGGTGTTAATAATAGAAAGCTCTTTGGTCGTAACAATCAAGCACTACCAAGCCCAAACGGCACGCAAGTCGGTGGGCGAATTGGCTATCCCTCAAAAGCTGGTTACCTTGCCAACGTAGAACACGGATTTAATCGCAACCCAGTAGTTGCCGCTTGCGTTGGTGTTTACGCATCTACGCTCAATGAGCCGCCTTTGGCTGCGATGTACGACGATGGTACGATCAATCGTAACCACCCCGTCAGTCTGCTATTCCGCAAGCCCAATCCTCGGATGGGCCAAGCTGAATTCTGGCAGATCGTCTGGACATACCTAGGTATCAGCGGCAATGCATACATCGTGAAGGTACGCTCGGCAATGGGTAACATCGTTGAGCTTTACCCATACTCGGATGCTCACGTAGCGCCGCTGCTTAACGATCTGGGATGGGTATACGCTTACCGCTACCAGTCAGGCAACATAACGCAGGACTGGCCCGCGGAAGATGTGATCCACATCCAGAATCCAGCGTATCGCGATCCGGTCAACATGCACAAGGGTGTAAGCCCTATTACCGTTGCATGGGATAAGATCAACACATACAACGAGCTGCAAGCTACGATCTATTCGCTTGTGGCTTCTAATGCTATCCCTAGCGGTATCTTGTCAGCACCGGGCGATGTTCCTATTTCGCAGGTCGAATCTTTGCGGGCGCAATTGCGTAAACGCAAGGATGCCAACGGCAAAGATCGTACGGATGCGATTGTGCTAGGCAATGGCATGAGCTACCAGCAGATGGGCCTAGATGCGCAGAAGCTGCAAGCGATTGAGACAACGCAGGAACTTGAGACGGCGATCTGCGGTGCATTTCGCATTCATCCAGCCGTTGTATTGACAAGCGCGGGGCTTGCACGCAGCACATACAACAACCTTGCTAGTGCCTACCAAGAATATACTACTTTAACGCGCGTACCGTTCTGGAATGCGCTTGAAGAGCAACTCGAATCGGGATTGCGTAAGGAATTTCCAGACGTTCAGCTTGCTTTTGATACTTCACAGGTGCAGGCACTACAACCAGACGCGGCAACGGTAGAAGCGCAAGCATTGCAGCAGTTTACGGCAAACATTATCACGTTGAACGAAGCAAGAGCAACGCTCAAGTACGAAGATGTCGAGAACGGCGATGTTTTTGCATACGAGCAGCAACCAGCAGGCGGCTTCGGTGCGTTTACTGCGGATGAGCCAGAGGCAAAGCAATCGGTAGAAACCAACGCAGACCCAATCGAAAGCGTAGAGGGCCGCAAGGTAAAGTGGCACGAGCCAGAAGCGGTAAAGTACTGGCAGAAGCAGGAAGATGTTATCCTCAAAGCTGCGGAAGCTACGCAAGCGGATGTTGCGGAAGTAATGAAGCGCGTTGAGCGTGCCGTGATGAAGCAGGTAAAATCGGATCGTTTTGTTGGCGTCAACAAAATGGTAAAAGCTCCAGAGGATGCAATCAACATAGCCGATTTGGTCAGGCAGTTTATAGCAGCCAATGAAGCTACGCAAGAAGCATTGCGTACGCAGATCATCGAGATGACGCTTGAAAGCGTGGGCGGTGATCTTACGCAAGTGCAGAGCTTGACGGATCAAATACGTGATGAGCAAATCCGCAAGTCTACCGAGAACATGAAAGAGTCTTTAAACACGGCTAAAAAGGACGTAGCAAGAGTTCTCGAAGCTAACGCAGGCAAGCCAGTAGCGGAAGTGCAAAAGTCGCTGCTAGAAAAGTTTACAGAGATGCAGACGTCACGCGCGAAGATGATCGCCGTGACAACGTGCAAAGCGCAGGCAACCGTAGTGCAGCGTCAGACGGTCAAGCGTGTAAATGATCGCGAAACAGATCCAAAGCGCAAGGTAGTGCAAGTATGGCTATCCCAGCGTGATTCTGACGTACGCAAGACGCACAAAGATTTAGACGGCGAATGGATCGAAGAGGGCGAGACGTTTGACCAGTTCGTATCTGGAGCAGGCGAAGGCCCCGGACTAGGGGAGCCACAAGAAGCGATTAACTGCCGCTGTACCTTACGTCCAGTTCGCCGATCACGAGTACAGGAACGGAACTAATGAAGTACAAGAACATACCAGTAGAATTTAAGGCGGATGAGCAGGGCAGTGTTGAAGCGTTTGTGAGCGTCTTCGGCAATGTCGACTCATACGGCGATCGCGTTATCTACGGCGCATTCAAGGAAAGCATAGAAGCAAAGCTACCAAAGATGGTATGGCAACACGATATGCAGCGCCCAATAGGGAAGACGGTGCTAGCAGAAGAGATACCAGCAGGTGATGCGCGTCTACCAGAGCGTCTGCGCGATAACGGCGCGCTCTATGTGAAGGGCCTGTTTAATCTCAACACGACCGACGGCAAAGACGCATACGAGCATATCAAGTTTGGCAGCGTGGATGAGTACAGCTTTGGTTATGAAGAGGTAGAGACAACGCCGCTTGCAGATGGCACAAAAGAACTCAACAAACTGAACATTATTGAATGGTCACCGGTTACGGTAGGGGCTAATCCCATGACCATGACAAGTAACGTAAAAGCTATGACACTCGAAGAAAAGCTGGATGTAGCGGCTACGCTTATCAAGCAATCAGAAGAGCACGCACTCGCATACGCGGATATGCGTAGTAAAGCGGGCCGTGTGCTCAACTCTCGTATCCGAGGCATGATCCTTTCACTTGCCGATCAATTGAAAGATGTCTCAAAAAATCTGTATCAGCTTCATGCAGAGACAGACCCAATACCAAAGGCAGACGATAAGGAGTTAAAGCGCAAGCAGCTCCTATCGCTTATGCAAACAATCAACACAATGGAGATAATCTAATGACGTGGGAAGAAATCCTCGCCGCTTTGGATGCCGTTCTCGCTGGTACGTTCGAGACACCAGAAGCAATGGCAGCCGAAGTAGCAACAATCCGCGAACAGATCGCGGCGCTTCTAGCAGAAGCATCTGAAGAAACAGCCGAAGTTGAAGAGGTATCGGCAGCCGTAGAAGGCGCAGCAAAGGCACAAGCCAAGCTCGCCCGTATCATGACAATCATCCAACAAAAG